TCCAACATCCCCAAATGTATCTGTAATTAATCTATTGTTTGTTATTGTTGCCTGAGCACCACTTGTTTCACCAAGCAAAGTCATTCCAATGGTAATGTATCCATTATACTTCCCAATTACTTCATCCGACAAAGATTCCGTATCAATATTTAAAACAGTTGATGATGCTGAATATGATGTTGGTAGTGTGACAGCCTTATCATATGGATTCAGCGATATTGTTGTTGTTGGACTATTGTATGTTCCTGTTTTGTGATTTGGTTGAATTATTCTTGCAGTAAATAAGTTAGTAGATCCATGATATCCCCTAACAGTTTCTCCTACCTGGAAAGATCCAGATACCATTGCAATTTCAATTAATTTTGGAATAATTTCAAGACCGGATGAACCATCAAAGAATGGATAGTATCTTGTTAATGGTTTTAATCCACCACTAACAAATGTTACGTTTCTTGAGCGGATATAAGGATCTGGTTTGCTAGAAATTTTAATCGTTTCAATATATGTTCCATTCCAATTTCCAATTTCCGATCTAGTTCCCCCATCAATGTAAACGTTTCTTACCCAATTGTCAGATGCTGGATTTAATTGGATTCTACCAATAAACTCAATCATGTTGAATGGGTTTACATTCTCAACTCTAGAAGCAAGAGGTTGTTCAATCCAACCCTTTTCTTCATATTTGAGAGTAATCAAATCTCCAGTCTTTTGGACATTTGGATCTAAAAGTTTTAAATTTGTGCTAAAGTCGGCAGTATTAACATCAATTGATGGATCGACTGATATTTCTGGTTTTAGAGTATAAAAATCTAATGGAGACATTAACTCCTGATTATCAGAATCTATATCAGATTTTGACAAATCAACATCTAATCTGGAAGGATCTTTAAAATCATCTACAAAAAATCCACTCTTGAATCTATCAAGACCATCAAAATCAGTTATTTGTAATGTTTTTGTATTAAGTTCCAAAAGTGAAAGAGAAGTTAAAACTTCAAGATTTTCAATTCTATCTTCAAGTTTTCCAATATCTCTCATAGTATATCTTCTATTATCTACAAGAGTGATTTTTACATCATCAGTATTAAACAAATATGCTGGATATTCTAAAGTAGCAATATCCATTGCCTCTTCCACATTCACTGGAGGTTTTGGATTTCTGCTAGAAGCACCTTTGATAACGCTGAAAATTCCAGATTTATCAAGAACTACTTTATCAATTCTTGGGAGATAGAAATCATATCCAACAAGAGCACTTTCCTCTGGTTTTACAATATGTGTTGGAGTTGTTCCTGCCACTTCAAAAGATCTACTATCAAAGTGGAAAGGTGAGATTGTTGCTATTCCACTAATTGGTGCTACACGAGGTCTAAAATCTAAAGTATCAGATGATCTTGTTCCGTCACCCAATAGTGGAATATCATTAGTATATCTCTCATCGGAATAAGAGTTTACTGTGTATACATCTCCATTATCATCAGATGGAACAGTATAGTGATCGAAGATTACCAGCAGTTGGTGGGATGGAATATATTGATTATTCTTTCTTACAATTCTGGAATAATCATAATATTGATCTTTGTGACCCTTATCTAAGTTAAATTTATTAGTAATATCCTGATAATTTCCGATTGTAATTGTTTGTATTGTTGTTATGATATTAGATTCTTCAAAAACAACAGTTTCTCCAGGAATAAAATCATTAGAATTCAAATATACAAACTCAACAGAAGTTGCTGATGATCTAGTTACAATTTGACCAATTGCATTTGAATCTCTACCAATAATCTTCTCCCCAAGAATCGAATTGGTGTCTAAACCAAGACCTGATGGGAAACTAAGTGAATCTAATGTTGATGGATTTGAATCATATGATTCATGTATTGCAATAACTTTTACAACATCGGGAGTATTTAAAGAAATTTCTTTATCTTCAACTCTAAGTCCATAAACAGTGCTCGTTGTCAATCCAGACAAACTTGTAGAAAATCCAGAAATATTTTTATTTACAACTATTTTAGAACTTCTTGTATATTCTTTTTTTCTATTTCTAATGCCATTCTTTCTTAGAGTGACATTTACAGTTACATTACTAGATTGTGATGGGGTAAGACCAGATAAAGTTACTGAAGTCCCATCCGAACTTAAAGTAAATTGATCCGAAGTTAAATCTTCAATAGATCCATCCGCATAAAATACAGAATATCTTTCTGGATCAAAAGTTTCAAAGAATGCACTTGTTATTCCAGTTGGAATGGATAATGTAGTTCTTCCATTAACATCTGTAGTTTGTTCTCTAAGTTGACTATTGATAGTTATATTTGATCCAGAAAGATTTACGGAAGAAATATTATCCGAAGATAGTTTTGAATACAATCCTCCAGAATTTTTAACTTCTGGATATCCTATAGAAAATGGAACTGTCACTGTTCCTGAAGGTAGTGGTCCATGACAAACACCACTTACACCAGGAACGCCAGAAACAATCATAGAAGATCCATCTGCTGAAACAGAAGTAACTCTATTATAAGATTCTGTAGATAAACCGGATGTTTGATATCTAATTATTGAACCAACTTTTATATCACTAAAATTCTTACCGGGAGATGTTACATTACCTGCAGCAGTAATTGAGATATTATCTGCTATGCCAAAACCTTTTGGTAATTTTCTTTGAAGAACAGTATCTGCTCCAAAATCTACTTTTAACTCCGAAGATAATGATGTAGAATCTTGATATACTGATTTTATATCTTCAACGCCATAAGAAGTAATCGAAGTTGTAGATGGAGATATCGCCAAATTTAAATCTGTTCTTCCAGATACAGTTAATCTCTCATTTGGGATAAAAGATCCTGAGGTTTGAGTCAAAGTTATAACGTTTCCAGTGCTGTTAGATACTGTATATCCTGTAGCACCACTACTTTCTCCTCGAATTAGACTAGACTTACTAATATCGGTGAATGTATTTATAACGATGGTAGTATATGTTTGAACATCAAATAGATATAAATCCCACTCTGTGGTTGCATCCACATATGCAGCATCAGTCAAACTAAAAGAATAAATTCTAGCTTCACCAATTAAATTTCCAGTTCCTGAAGATGTTGATGATTTTCTTTGATTATATAATTTAACTGTATTATAGTTGTTGTTTAATCCAATAAATGGAGATCCTGAAACATTATTAACCCTAAGTAGAGTACCAAATTCAAAAGGAATTAAAGATTGCGAAACCGTTTCTTTATCTCTTGGTTTTTCTACGTCTAATATAGTTGTTCCTACAGATTCAATATCGTATCCCCTAACATATGCTTTTCCTGGCGATACTTTTACACAAGCTAAATCATCCGATGGGGTATTACCTTGTTCGGTAGACTGTGAGGATGTAAATACACCTCCATTTGAAAGATTATTATTTAAAGACTCTTTTACCTCAATATCAAACTTACCAACAGAATAATCTCCAGACTCTTCATAAGTCCTCTTGGCAAAATAATCCCTGATTATACTGTATTCAGATTTATTTTGTAATTTTTTAATTTCACCGTTATCAACTCTAAGAAGTTCTACAAAGTTTTTATCATTATAATCATCTAAACTTTTCTTAGATAATTTTGTATATATTTTTAATCTATCTGCACCCGGTGCTGAGTAATTTGAAAAACCTTTAGCATTATCATAAAGTGAAGGATCGTCTTTTGCTGTGACGAGTTCCTCATAAATTGATAGACCAACCCTATATGAGGGGAAGGATGAATATGGATCAAGAACTAATTTGTCTGATGATACCTGTACAAAAGTGCCTCTGATAAAATAAACACCTTCGCCTACTGAGGCAGAAGATCCTCTATAGCAAGCATTTTGTGCAATAAGAGATGCTACAGTATCTCCACTACTGATAGTGGTATTACCATAAGTGAATGACTCATCCGTGATAAGAATTTCACCATCTTCAAAATAAGAAATATTATTTCCAGTTCCAGAACTTAAATATTTGACAAATAATGTTACGTCGGTAATATCATCAGAATCTTCTGGCGTTAGATACTTATCTACTACCGCAACAATATCTGATGCCGCTCCCCTAATTCTTTTTCCTACCAAATAATCCGCATAAACAGTAACATCAATTCCAAGATGCTCCTGATTTATTTTTACCGAATAATATTCAGAATCATAGTTAATATTTCCAGGGATCACCATTGATCCCTCTTTAAACATATGACTTCCAAATGATTCTACTTGATTTTGTAGAATTGATTGTAAAGCCGTTAATTCCCTAGCTTGAATAGGGTGCCCTGGTTTAAATAAAACCCTGTAGAAATTATCATTTTTATCAAAATCGTCATAATATGGACTTATATTGAGATTCGTTTTCTGTGGCATTTTTTAAAATTCCAGGATAATTTTAACGTCTTCTTTTTGTCTAGAATTCCTAGGGATCACTGGGCGATTATCAAGATAAATTATATCTCCCGACCCTTTATTTATCTCAGGAGAAGCAATTCCATTTGTAAATACTGATCCTAAAGAAATTACTTTGTTTCCAGTTGGATTTGTTGTGATACCGGTAAACCCGGTGTCAATTGTTCCAACGAAAGTTGATGATGTTACATTATTTGTAGTTGATTCAAATTCATATGAATAAGCATCCGTAGATACACCAACATAGTCAGTAGTATCGTATGTTGTTTGATTCAAGAATAAACTTCTTTCTTGGAAGTATTTTACAACCTTAGTTTCACTATCATATGAAGCAACATATGCCTTAGCAGTTCCATTAGTGACAGACTGAGAAATGACATCTCCAACACTTGGTGTGCCTGTTACACTTAAGAATTTTAATGCTCCCAACGATGAATATTGATTATCAGTAAATATTTGAGTTGATCCAATTGATGTTGGATTTTTCACTACACCAATTTGTGACAGTGAAGTATCCGTTGGGAAATCTTTTGTTGAATCATCAAATCTAGCATATAGTAATACTTTATCCGATCCAAGTTCCTTGTATAGGTCATATCCATGACCTTTGGATGGTGGAATTATTGGGATTAATTTTGCATTTACAGATACTGTATTGCTAATTGAACCCAAATCAACTATTCCATAAGTATAATTTTTTCCGCCAGCAGATACTAAAGTATTTGTTATTCTTCCTGATGTATCAACATCAACAACAACTTTGGCTCCAGATCCATCACCAATTATATCAAGTTCATGAGATCCGGTTGAGTATCCAACTCCTTGATCTTCAATATATACTTTCTTTATTTGATTATCATTATCATCCGAGTTTGCATTATCTCTAACTGCAGATATTTGCGTATTTGTTGATGTGCTCCAATCATTTGGTAGAGTAATATACTCGGTAGAATCAAATTTGATGATATCTGATGGCGAAATACTGTAAAGATATTTCCATACATATCCATCGCCACTTTGACCAGCCTTGGATGGTTCCAAATCTGTAAACGCGGGTTCATCCAAAGATGCATTACCAAGTGTATTGATTCCTGATGAACCGTTATCTATACATACGTATACTTTATATTCACTATTTACAACATAATAGTTTGAATCATAAAGTCTAGAAGATTTTGTCAGTGGTGACAAATTGTTTATGCTATAATCATGACGATACATTTCGTATCGAGTTCCACTATTCCAATCAATTTTTCTTGCTAGTCTTCTTACATTAGAAGAAGTTACTTTTTTTCCATACATGGAAACACTACCAACAAAATTCAAATATTCATCATTATCTGTTGGTATTGGTGTATTGGTATCCCAATCAGCATCTCTACCAAATCCAGATGATTTTGGATTTGGTAGACCTACAAAAACATAATATGAATTAGAAGCATCATTAACTGAATCTAAAAAGTTACTAGCGTTTAATATTCTAAACTGATCTGTTACAATTGCCGCCATCGTAATAGCTTTTTTCTATATTTATAAGTATCACAGATCCTTTCTCAAGGATCCATTATCACGCAGTCCATATCCTCTTCTCTGAATTGTTGGGAATGTTGATAATCCAGAATCAACAACTAATCCAGTTACCCCAATAGAGATTGGTGAAGTGGATCTTGAGAACCCTGATAATCTACCCCAAGAGAATTTACCTACAGGATTTGTTGAGAATCCGACAGTAGACAAACCAATTATATTTGTTGTAGATAATACATTAGCAACAATCTCAGCACTTGTAGATGCTATGGAAATTGACTGTATCAAATAAATGTTGTCGGCAAATGTTGTTCCGATTCCAACCAAGTTAGAATCGCTATCATCAATAGAGGTTACGCCAGATCCAACTGCGGTATCATAGATCAAAATTGGATATCCAACTGCAAGATCGCCATTCATATCTGAAGAATTCAAATTAAACTTAATTGCCAAAGGATTACCACCCGTTCCAGTGGTTGTTCCAATTCCAGTAACGATGCCAGAGAATCCCTGAACGTCACTGATGTTTGTTATTCTTTCATAAGAAATACTGGGATCTGGTGCCAATACTTTTGGTGGATTTGAAACACTATATCCAGCTCCTGGATTTACAATAGATACTGAAGTTATAGATCCTCCAGCGCCAATAGTTCCAGTTGCTGTTGCAGTTACGCCAATACCAAGACCAGAAGTTGTTCCAAGACCAACATATATGTGTTTTGGAGGTGCAATAGATATACTTACTGAACCTGAAGAATATCCAGATCCACCATCATTGATCGTTAAAGAACTAATTGTTCCACCAGAAGAAACGTTAGCACTAATATTTGCAGGAATTAGATCCTGTTCTTGAATAATAATTCCATCAACATTGAGAATTGTAATTGCAGATTCATTTTCTTCATAATTGAAGAATTGGGCATCATCAACAAATATTTCAGTATCTGATGTTGTAAGATCGCCAATTACTTTTGCTGTTGGGTATACTTGAAGTTCAATAGAATCTCTAGATTTTGTTACAATCTCTTGACCGATGATATAATCTTTTTTCTGCTTTATCCAATCAGTTGGTTTATAATTTACATCATCAATTCCAGCTCCACTGTAAAGGTTTGTCTCTACACTTGAAGAAGAAATACCGATGACCAGTCTATTTTCTTGTTCGATAGTATTTGGTATATTGTTGTTTCTACGAACCTGGACAGAATCGCCAATTTTTATGGTTTCTATCACATTTTCAAGTTTACTATCAACACCTCTAGTTCCTCTGTAGAAGAATATATCAACTATATCTTCATCTGTAGGAGCCTCAGTAAATCTGAAAGATGTTCCACCACTAAAAGTATATGCTTCTCCTGGTTCTTGGATAACTCCATTTATGAATATCAGCAAAACTGAATTCATATCAAATCCAGGCTGACTGGTCTCAAAACTCAACAGTTGTGAATTATAGTAAAGTGGGAATCTGACTCTTAATCCATCCTGTAAATCTTTAATTGAATCAATAAAGTCCAGTTCTCCAAATTGCCATGATGAGAAGGAGTCTGTAAATGTATCTAAAACTGTAAGTTCAAAATCTTCTACTGGTGAAGAAAGATTTTTGTCAGTAACCAATCCAACTGGTTTAAATACATCTCCTACTTGGAATCCGTATCCAGGTCTAGTGATTTTGAAGTTTTTAACTTCATACATGGTTGATCCAATTCCAGTTGTTGAACTGGATCCAACATCAACCGATAACAATAAACCAGTTCCAGTATCTGTAGTAGATCCAACTCCAAGTCTTGAAACGCCAGTTATTTGAAGATTTTCATAAGATGGTGGAGAAACTAATATAGATGGACTTGTATATCCAGTTCCACCAGATCCGACTACAAATGATAATGTTCCACCAGCACCAACATTTGCGGTGATTGATGCAACATCGCCAATATGACCACTTTCGAATACAGATACACCAATAGAAACTATTCCATTGTATCCAGAACCGACTCTATCTGTTGTTCCAAGACCGACTGATACGATTGATCCTCCAGCACCAACTACAGCGGTCACAGACGCTCCTACAAGAGGTGCATACCCCAATCCTGGTGTTGATCCAAGAGAAACAATTATTCCTCCTCTTGGAAGTTGATTTTGGTTAACGTCATAATCTGAAATTAAAATTCCACCAGAGGTTGATATTCCAGTAAAAATTGCACTTGTTATTCCAGAATTTTCTGCATAATCGTAGTTATTTCCTGAATTATTTTGCGTAGTTGGTGTTTGGAAGATATTGTTAATAAAGAGAACACCACTTCCAGTTTCAATACCTGTTGTATTTGCACCACCAACTGTCAATTGATATGTTTGACCAATTCCAGTAAATGACTTCGAAATATTATCATAAATCTTATTTGTTTCATAATCTTGTCTCAAATAAACTCTTCCGGAGAAATCAGATCTCTCATATAAAAGATTTCCATCATCTCTAATTTCACTGCTATTTCCTCTAGGAGGATCTGTAAAATGTATCTTGTTGTCTACAATATTAAATGAACCAAGATAAATTCTTGCCTCAGTTCCATCTGTATGTGTAGTTGCTGAAGATCCAACAAATCCTCTTCCTGCTTTAATGATATTAAAAGATCCAGATCCTGTAATTGGACCTAAAGAAGTTGTTCCAAGACCTACAGATTCAACTTCAATATATTCATCATCAATTTTTAAAATATCACCAGGTATAATCGAAGAAATTCCTGAAACAGCAAAGTATGTTGCAGCAGATCCGACTGTTCCACCATTATCTTGTAAGGTGTATGATACGTTAGTATACGCAATTGGACTTTGGACAATACCATCAATGGTGATGATGGATTTTTCCATCTTTTTAAACATTTCCAAAGTATGAGCATTTCCACTTCCATAGGAACTAAATGTAATTCCTGTTCCAGAATTTGCATCAGATCTAGTAGTTGCCAATTGGAATTGATTATCATTCAGTTTGATAGCAAAAACATTTGATGGAAGATTTCCCGCACCAGATACTTGAATATCACTATACGCTATTCCAGTGAACGATGATCCAGACTCATAGATTAATTCTTCTCCTGTGCTAAAGAAATGATTATTGACCGTAAATGTTCCAGTTGCTAAGTTTAATGCTCCATCAGGATCAAATGATTTTTCAAATACTGGTATTCCAGAAGTTTTTGCTTCAAAACTAGTCTTATTAACTCTATCACCATTGATAGCATTATAAAATGCTGTTAAAAGATTTTCAGTTACACTTCCATATGTTAAAGGTTTTGGAATATTAACTATGTCAGTTTCTGTTTGAATTATTTCGCTATAAGTTTGAATCGTAATAGAATCAGTTATACCAGCATCTGGGAAGAACTCTATACTTAAATCAGTTCCATTGAGATTTGACCCAAATGTTCCTATTCCAGTTTTGCTACCATTTGACATAAATGGATACTGGACAATATGAGAATTTGTTTCGTCATGAATAACTATAAATTGGTGTAATGCTGAAGTATTACCATATCCAACTTTTGCTACCGACTTAATTGTTGTAACATCACTTGAAGATACTGTAAATACTGTCGATACTCCAGACGAATTTATAAAATTGCTTTGAAGTCTAGCAGTATTTTCCGATCCAGATGGTTGATCCTGAGATAAGAATCTGTATGTTCCAATACCAGAAGAAGTTGCTCCAAATCCAACAATTTTTGATCTGAGGAATACATCAGAAGATTCATTGTTGGTGTAATTTATTGACAAAATACCAGAATCTATATTTGCTCCAAAAGATCCTATAAAGTTACCTGCTGATATACTGGAATCATCGTTATTGAAAGACAATTCAGATATAAAAGTATCTGTTCCATTATGATCAACATATAATTCAACATAATTGATTGAATCATTGCTGGTATTTTCAACCTCAACATTTAAGAATAAACCTTCGTTAGATGCAGATGCTACGCTGATTATTGGTTGTGTTGATCCAATACCAACAGAAACATTAGATCCTGTAAGATTGACAAAACCAACAGATTCTGAACCAGTGCTTCCAGACAATGAAGATGTGAAACTATTCTTTATAACTTTAATATCATAATCAAAATCATATTTTTCTTCTGGAGTAAATCTCAGAGATAATTCATCAGCAGGGGAAATATTTGCCACTAAATCACAAATCTCATTGGCAGTAGAATATACAGATCCTTTTTGAACCGTTATTACATTTCCAGTTGCTGTTGGCAGTGTTATTATTTCTGTAGATTGTCTTTCATTGTTATTTGGATTGATGACCTGAACTAAGAATCTGTTATACTTACTTTCAATATCATACTCATGCACATCAGTGTATAAGTCATTAGTGGAATCATTGCTTGAAAATTCATAATTTACATTATCAAGTATTAAAACTTTGTTAGTTACACAATCAATATAATCCGTTAATTTTTTATTTTCAAATTGTAAAAACTTAGATTTTGGTCCAACTACATCAATATCGACAGTTAAATCAAATGCATTTATTGTATCAACTCTTCTTTCGGAAGATACATCAACAACTGCAACTGCAGACGCCTGTATTCCAGTTCCAATTCCTGCTTTAACAGATTGTATTATTGCAGTATCTGCGAAATTTTTGAGACCTGATGTATGCAGAAGTCTATTTACAGGATTTATTTGCTCATCATAAGTTATTGGACTCTTAATTGTATAAGAAAGATTTTGATAGTAATCATTGTCTGGTAAAACTTGTGTATCTAAGTTTAACTTTCCAACGTCGTCAGACCATCCTATATCTTTTCTCAGAGAGTAATCAATGGTAAATGATGCTTTATTTTCTTCTATGGAACTTATAGTTGCTTTAGTTCCAGAATCTTTTCCAATAACAACCTCATTTTTTGTCAGTTGATAAGAACCATATACCTTTATTTGATTGTTTATACTTTCAGTAATAATCAGATCAGTTTCAATATATGATCCATTTTTTTGAACAAATAAGAATTCTCCAATATTAAATTCTTGCGAATCTTGAATTACATTAAATGTTGGATAATTTGATTCTTTAATTATAGATGCAAAGGATGTTGTTTGACTGGTAAGAGCTATACCTGGATTTGAAGTATATTCTGAAATATTAAATTCAACCTCTGCTGGATTTGTATTTCTGTATGCGGTAACATCAAAAAACTTATATCCGAGATCTGGTGAATTAAATCCATCTCCAGATGATCCCAATTTTTCTATATTTTCAACAAAGACCCTATCACCAACATTAAATGCATTAGTGCTAAATCCTAAGATTGGTGTATTCAATATGCAAGTTACAACTCCAGAACTTGAAGACAAACAACTATTAATACCAATTCCGTTGGTATTGTTTGTTGCGAATACCTTATTAACTATATTTGCCAATCCAGTTGCAGGTTCTACAATATTCACGGAGGAAATTGATGACCCCTGAATACTTGCCTCCAAAATACCACTTTGATATGCTTCACCAGTTTCTGGATTTACTACAACCAAATCTGGAGCAGACGTATAATTTGATCCACCAGATGTAATTTGAATATCGACAACATAATCTCTGTTGGATATTGAAATTCTTGGTGATACGTATGCCTGTGGGTTTAATGTCTTATCTGAAGAGAAATCAAATCCTTGATCAAGAATTGTTACCTCATTTATTCTTCCAATATTTGTAGATTCTGGAGTAATATCAACACCCGTTCCTTGAGTTGATGCGATACTTACAAATTTTGGAAGTTTTTTGTAATTAAGTCCCCTATCAATAATTTTAATTTCAGAAACACCGCCTCTGGCGCTTGCAGAAGATGTGGAATACTTTAAAACATCGGTATTATCTTGAGTATAATTTAAAGTTTCTGGTAAAGACTTCAGTGAGATGGTAAACGTTGTGGTTCCAACACCAGAAATAACATATGATCCATCATAAACACTATTTTCAAATAAAATTTCATTATTATTTGGGATGTCCTTATCAGCAGTGCTAATATAACCGCCATTTTCGAGTGCATAATATAATTTTTCTGGTAAATATTCACTATAATTCAACGTGAGTGATGCATTGGTAGATACGCCAACCGTTCCAACGCCTATTACATTGAATGTGGAAGATGATCCTGTAGAATCTAACTTGTTGTAGAAATCACTATCTTCAAAGATCTTGAAATCATATCCATTAAGAGATGAATTTGAGAGATCAAATACAAGATCATTATTTCTAATTACGGAAATTCTTGGATTAATTAAAGAAATTTCTTGAGATGATCCACCAGTAGATCCAATACTGATTAAAGACAATGGATACTGTTTAACATCTATTAAAGTTTTACCTAATCTAATTTGATTATCATCAATTCTGTATACATGATATGATCCAGTGGTGAGACCACTAGCAACGTCTCCAACAGAACTATAGAAAACCTTATCGCCAGTTTTTAACTTGTGATTAGATAAAGTGATAATATTTGATGTTGTTGAAATATCAGAGGATGTAAATCCTATTGGATTTATTAAAAGTTTATTATAGTCGCCATTATATTTTACATAAATGGCGGTGGAGTCTCCAACACCTATAGATCTATTTGAGTTTACTTTCAAATTAATTACATCGCCAGTATTCAGTAAATGTGATGTAGATACTGAGACAACTGATTGAAGTTTCTCAACCTTTCCAGTAACTTGCGTGTAGTTAGATTCTAAGGAATACTTGTAGTCTTCATCGCTACCGTTCGAAACGAAAGATCTGAAATACAATCCATCAGTATTTGTTGTCAGACCAACTTGTGTTGTTAGACCAATGTAATCTTTCGACTTGTTAATTACATATAGTGTCTGTGAGGTTCCATTGGATGGAATAGTAAATATTGAACTTGTTTCAGTATTTGATACCGAAATAGTATTGATACCGCTTACAATTTCAAGTGTTACTGCTTGAGAAGTTTTGAATGGGTGGTTTGGAAGATATATGCTTTGGTTTGGAACAGATATTGAAAGAGTTCTATCGCCAATGACATAATTGTATGAAGAGGATATACCAGTCTGGGTTCCAATTCCTAATGATTGTGATGGATTAAAGTATACCTTATCATTGAGTCTTGATTCAAAATATGGAACAGATACTGGTAGAGTAATTTTTCCATCATATACAGTAACTTCAGTTGATGCTGTATGAGCAGATCCGACAGTTCCTCTTACTGTTCTTATTACCTTTTCACTTTCAAATACATTAAGAACTGACATTCTCTCAGTTCCAATGGCAATTGTAGATCCTGTAGATACTGTTACTGGGATACTAGAGACATAGATATCTGTTACAACACCTGCTGTTGCGTTTGAAGATACTTCTTTTAAGAGATAGACCTTAGCAGAAGAAATTCCAGCAATATGTGATTTTGATAATCCGTCAATAAAGGTTGATAAACCAGAAACAACAACACTATCATTGTTGATGATATTGTTAGATGGATCAATATGTAAAGAAACTGTATTCTGGTCTCTCCAAACTACCTTTGCAGATTGATGTGTTTCAGTTGTAGTTGTAATATCTGTTATTGTTTTACCTAATACAGATTTTACATCTGCAGTCAATCCAGATCCATTTGTGTCAGTATTATCAAATACTAAAGAATCTCCGACAGCATAATCGCTTCCTTCTTCATTTATAGTTAATTTTGTAACACTTCCCTTAGTTACAGAATCAATAACTAAGGTTTGCTCCTTAATCTCATAGGGTTCTATTATGAAATCATTATTTGAATATCTTTCAGCAACGCCATATGGGAATGTATTTCTGATTAAATTAGAATTATTGAAATCAAAATCTTGATTTAATTCTTGAGTTACTGGTAATGCTTTGTATGAATCTCCAATAAAATATGGGAATTGTGAATTGAAAGTTGTTGAAGAAATTCCAGCAAAGTATGCATACACACCATTAGGAAATTCTGGGGTCTTACAGTATCTACCATTATATTGATCCAAATCTCCAGAATTGTTGTAGACATAATCTTCAATAAAGAATCCATTTGTAAATCCTAAAGGTCTATCAATTACACTGGAAGGTGATAATACATATCCTGGTCGTATAACTTTAATTTTAGAACTATAATTATCTGGATCACTATATCCATAAGGTCCATAAATTGGATTTCCATCGATTGCCCAACCAATTATTGGGGAATGTGTAGATCCATTATCATTAAAATCACTAACAATACTTGTTGTGTATCCACATAAAGCATATCCTTGTCCTTCCTCATTGGATACATTGTCTATAATAATTTCATTCGTATTGAATCTAGAAACATTGTTGACCGTTAAGCTTCTTATGGTAGGAATTGCAAAAGCATTCTTTCCATTTGGAATAACCTTAATTACAGTATCATTTCCATAATTAATGCCCTGATTTACAATGATAACATTTGTTATTTTTCCATCAGAAACAACAGCACGTAATTTTGCACCGATACCACTTCCAGAGACTTCTAAATCTGGGGCTGAAGTGTATTCTGATCCAGAATTACTTACCAATACTTTATCTATTTTTCCACCAATAACAATTGCATTCAGTTCTGCATTTTTTCCACTATTAAAAGATACTGATGGTTTTTTATCAAAATTCAATACATTGGATCCATATCCAGTTCCTTTTTCGTAAAGATATAAATCTGTTATTGATCCTCTAATAATTGGAGTTGCAGTCAAGACTCCTACTACCCCATCATACTCAACATCAACCGTCAATGTGATTGGTTTGTATGAGAAATTTTGATATCCAGTTCCAGAGGAGGAAAGATCTACATAATTTTTTCTAGTATAATTTGATGTAATTGTCCCACCAATTCCAGCATCCGCTAATCTAAAGTTATTAGCATCTTCTTTGATAACATAATAATCCAATGCTGTTGACAAACCAGCAATTTCAGTCCCGTCTGTAGTGTAAACTACTAAATCGCCATCATTGAAACCATGATTTTTAAAATTAATTTTATCTTCAATGTAAGATACATTTTCAGGTTTTACAATTAATTTTCTATTTTGATATCCACTACCTGGATCGATGATCTTAATTGACTTTAATGAATTTTTGATATCATACGTTCTTAATCTATGGATTCCCTGAGCACTGGATGTTGTAAATCCTACTGTATTAATTCCAGCAGTGTAATCTGAGAGAGTTGCATATAATTTTACAGTTGTTGCATTTACAACTTCTGGATAATATAAGGTATCTTTTTTCAGAGTGGTTCCTAAATTTAAGTTTGAACCCAGATATGTTCCAATGCCTACAGAATCATTTGAATTATTGTCATAAATCAATGGCTCACCACTAACCAAATTGTGGTTATCTAAGAATTTAATTGTATCAGTATAAATGTTTATTCCACCACCAGCATAATGTGGTCTAGCATCAAATTCAAAATCTCTCCTTCGTCTTTGAAGAACAGGTTCAAATCTTGCACCAATACCATTTCCACCAGTTAATTTTATTGATAAAATTCTTTTAATATCAAAATTTTGTGGATCTACAATGACTTCTTTTAAAGATCCCTTTAATACTGGTCTTACTAAAGATGTAGTTCCACTAGTTGGATTTGATACTACTACAGATGGTGGATTAATAACGTCATAATCCTCTCCTCCGTTATAGATTTTAACTTCATCTAACGGTCCATAGTAGATCTTATCTTGTGATTTGTAATTTAAAATATCAACACCGTTTACCAGAGTTCCTACAGTTCCTGGTATAGTTCTAATATTTTTTCCAAGTTTGATAGTTCTGTTACTTGGAAACTTTTTGAGGATTCTTTGTGGATATATGTATTGATCTTTTTGGGAATACAAAATAAATGTATGATTCCCAGACGTAGTTATTGGGGAAAATTCTACTGCCGTGTCACTAATAATTAATGATCTTGAAAGATAGAGCTTGATTCTATTCGATGGAGATAAAACTTTTACGAAATAACTACCTTCTTCAAGACCTGTAATAGGATCATTTTCTGGAATATAGTATATTTCATCACCATTAACAAATGGAACACTTGAGGGGAATGATAAGATTGAATAATTGTTAGTATCAGAATTGTAACCATCAAACAGACTTATATCGCCAGATGACATAACTGCCTTATTTGTTGCAGTTGTTATAGTATACGATGGAAGTGAGTTTGATGCTACGTAAAAATATTCATCCTTTTCATTATATAAATTTTGAACATCGGAGGTTACTACATCATTACCATAAAGAATTGGAATAGAAGAACTTTTTGCTTTTTTTAAATTTCTTCTAATGGAATAATCGAGTGTAGAATCATATACAAATCCAGTAAGACTTCCGAGTGAGACTTGATTTTCAAATATAGATGAAACAACTGCATTTGAATAAACAATATTTTCAGTAGAACCTAACAGTATGTCTACATGATCACCTACTTTTAAATTAGACTTATCTGGAATACCCTTTAAAACAAAATTGGATCCACTAATACTATCAACTTCAAATCTAACACTTGTATTATAAATCCAAGAATTTGCAAAAATTTCTTTATGTGTTTTGCTTTGATCGGGATTTAGAATCTTTTCACCAACATTATTTACAAAAACTTTCTGCCCTTCCGATGCCAACTTAATATCACTAATGAGATTAAATTCTGACAGTACTCCTGTTAGACGAACTTCTACCTTTTTGGTAACGTCACCATTCTCATATCCATAGTAAAACTCATCAGATCTGATTTCATCAGTTGCGTTGATAATAGAAGTAATACCACTACAACCTAAAAATTGGTTTATTGTTTTTCCAGTATATGTCAGTGTGTTGTCGCCGGAAATTAAAGTTCCCGAATCTGCAAATCCTATTGTAGAATCGACTGTAATAACACTAGATCCAACAGATACTGGATTAATTGCTAAAACTTTTGGTTGTGGTACAAAAGTTCCTTGAATTGAATTGTTATCATCGTATCCTACAAACAGACTAATCTTATAGTATGTCTTATTAAGACCAGATCTGGTGAAAATTTCAACCTCAGATATTGATGCCTGTGTTTCCGAATCTGTCGATTTTCTAATTGTCTGACCAACCAGTTTCAATGGATCGCCAGAAATTGCCTCAACAACTGCTATTTCTCTTCTTAAAAATCTTGCAGATGATGGTTTTGGGAGGTAATTCTCTAAATCGACTACTGTAGGAGTTATTCCATATAAAACTTTGAAGAGAATTTTGAAAGATTCTTCTGTTCCTTTGGATTCGTAAAGGGACCTTGATTCCTTTATAAAGTTATTTACATCAAGGTCAGATACAAAATCAACGTTTTCTAAACCTGGAGTGAAAGAATATTTAAGTTTTTTATAAAACTCTTTTAAAAACTCAACACTTAAATTCTTTACAGATGATCCTGAGGTATGAGATGCTGCACTAGATGTGCTAAAAACCAATTCTTCTGGGTTTGAAGATGATCTATAATCGGTAATTGCACTAAATCCCCTCACACAACCAGTGAAACTGTTGGTTGTAATTCCAGTGTAAGTGATAATTTCATCATCAATCTGTAATAAACCATATTGAGCAGGAAATCCTTTAGTCGATGATACCTGAATAGTATCTACACTAGAAGAAATATTTGAAGTAATATCTGTAGAACCAGAAAGAACCTCTGGTGTGAGGTTGTCGATCTTCAAATATTGGTCTAAGTTATCAGCAATGTCTACTGGACCACCCTGATATTCCTGTGAAATATAATACTGCTTTAAAAAATCTATTGCCTTAGGACTTTCAGAACGTAAAAATTCTGGGAGTTGGTTCTCAATAATTTGCTGAACTTTTACCCTCGTCTCAAATCCAGTTTTTATCATCTTATACCCTCTTTAGTTCTCCGTTTAAGTAGCTAGAAGTTGTCTTATATCCGACACCGGATATCTGTTCTCCAGATGTAATAGTATCCTTAACCATATTTATCTTGCTATCGGCAACTGAGAAACTTAAATAAAGATCCTTCAGACCGATGACATCATTAGACTCTGGGAATGCCTGAATCTCAATAACATTATTATCCTTTTCAGTTGATGTAATATTCAAGGTATTAATTATAATCTCACCTCTATCATAATCTACTGTTCCCGCCGATTTAATTTCTATAATATATTTGCCTTCAATAGTAGATTCTTTAACAATGGATAAAACACCAGTTCCATTTGTCCCAGGAACATCTGTGAAATAGAATGTTCCTATTCTTCCGGCAAGAGTAAATCCTGTACTCTTAATATTAAAACCGCCACTATTCACATGGAATTTATTTCCAAAACAAATCTCATACTGTGTTGCCTGGTTAATTGATGCTCTTAAATTTCTTCTAATTTTAATTCTAGTAATATTTGATGTGATAGCATTATCAACGTTATCAATCGTTTGGCACAATTTGCTGTATTTAAATCTTCCACCAAACATATTGACATTAGAACGTGCAAAAGTATTCAAAGTGGTGATAATATTTGTCTTCAAATCGTTGACATTTGAAACACCTGCGCTATTATAGTAAACTGCCGTGTCAACTTCAACGTAAAGAACCTTCAGATCAATAATTTGCTGATTGATTCCAGAAACAGAATATTTTTTTAATTTTGAAGTAATGTTGTCCTTATCAAAATCTGAAATATAATCTCCATTTTTTGGTTTAATACTAATCAATACATTTCCAAACTGTGGAGGATCTAATTCTTCACCACCAACAACAGATACAGACTCCGTATTTGGATATATCATTTGAATGATAGATTCATAGTCACGGGTAGTGACTGCTCTATATTGTGAAGAATATAATCTTGGAGCAAAGTATTTAATCGAGTCAACGCTTTCAATTTCTCCACCATTGGAGGAACTGTTTATTGTAGAAACTGATATTGTTTTTACACTGGGTATATTGCCCAATGAATTTGTCAGTCTTCCAGAGAATGAGAAATCTGATGCGCCATTGCCTTCAATTCCATCAGTGACAATATACGTAACTGTTATTACTGCTCCATTTTCCAACTTTTTACCGAAATATCCATCACCAAAGAATAATTCATACTTCTCATCCTGAACTTCTTGAATCAAGTAAATTTCAGAAGAAGAATTTAAGTTTAATATATTATCAACAAGTTTATATTGTCTTCCTAGTCCAGAATCATTGATTCCCTTTACATAAACAGATATTGTTGAGGTGTCGATGAATGAATTATTGAGAATAAATCTTTGATCTAGTGATCCATCAACGACGAAAGAATTTCTTACGAAGGATCCTTGATAGATATCGATGCTCGAAAATATTGCTTTTTTAGAATTTACCGTTGTTGTAATATTTTCTGGGACTGAGAAGACATAGTTGCTGTCAGATACCGATCCTACACACGCTAAACCCGCTTCTAAGGTCAATGTTGAGGCATCTTCATTCAGTTCTACGTCTAAATCTATAGTTGCCTTAGAGGCGCTTCTAGAGCGTGGTACATATCCTATATTTCTTGCCAATGAAACGACATTTTCTCTCAATGTTGCCGAATCCAAGAAGGATTCATTGACAATCATATTCGAGTTAAATGCCGTAATATAGGTATTATACGCTAAAGTGTCGATTAAGACAGAAAAATTAGACCCCTCAAAGTCAAAATCCGTGAAATTTGAGTTTGCACGGAGATAATCCTTGATAGAGGTCTTTATCTGGTCAAAATCGAGGTTTGTATATTTGGTAAAAGGCATTGTTTATCTGGTTGCCTCTAGTAAAAACGTAAATTCTTGAGCAGGAAAGTCTTGACCGATAATATCAAAGAAAATTGTGACCTCAAAAGTGTTATCATCGGGTTGAGGATTGACATCAACACGGATATTTGTCACTCTTGGTTCAAAATTCTCAATAGTAGTCACTATTTGTGACTCAATTTCGGATGCAGTACCAAAATCAACGAATTCAAAGAGACTTGATCGAACATCAGACCCCAAAAGAGGGTTAAAATAACGCTCTGTTGGGATTGTTTCGACCAAATTCCTTACTGAACGACGAATTGCATTCTCATTTTTAAGAATTGGAAGGTCTTTTGTCACAGGGTGTGGGTCAAAAGACAGACTTATGTCCTTAAATGCTCTTGATATCCTTGTGACTGCCATTGGTCAAGAAGTTTTCTTGACTTTATTTATGTTCAAATCCAAGGATTACCATAATTTGGCTCAGTTCCATACTCCCAATCATCATAATCATTGTCATTACGAATTTTTTCGTGTAATTCAGTCTGTTTTTTAAGATCATGACGAGGTGCAGTATCGTGCATCACCTCTGTCAGAACTCTTTTTTGGTCATTATGTTGCATTGATCCATAATCTGAGATGAGTTTAGTGGTTCCCCACATCTCTCTCATATATTCAGTGTTTCTATCGACAGGTGATTGTCCCATTTTAGCTCCTGATTTGCATGAAATCAGAACTTTTAGAGGGGTTGCTATCCCTTAAGACTATTTATTTCCATTAAAAAAGACCCCGTAGGGTCTTAATATTAACCTTTACCTTGCCCGCGATACTTCTTCTTAGCTTTATTGCGAGAAGACGCTGCATACTTTGTATTCATCCCTGTTCCCTGACGAGTTTTCTTAGGAGCACCCTCCACATAACCGCCACCTTTACGCATAGCCATAATTAATCCTCCGAGGTAATTTCAGTGTATAAGTCTTCAGGACTTGGAGAACCTGTCTGATAGTATTCAATCGACAGGTCCTCCATGATATCGAAATATTCGCCCTGTGTCAAGTTCGTGTAAATCTTACTCCCATTACGGTATATATTGTAAGATTCTCTGTTAGCCATTTCAAATAACTCTTGTCTTTTCGTGACCGACTCTGATGCGTGGATCGCACCAAATTTCAAAGCCTGCTTCCTTTGCATCTAAACAGAAACTTACATCCTCTCCGCACATATCTTGAACCTGACCAGATTCAAAAACTTGCATCTTAGGAGCAAACCATGGATACTTCATCTCTGGATGCTCAAAAACTCCTCTCTTGATCATTAACCATCCAAATCCTGCATAATCAACAGTAAATGGTTTCCGACGCTTCTGAATCGTTTCAAGTGTTTCATGATTCATAACTCCACCATTATTCTTGAAGTCATCCTCATCCATCCAATGAGCAACTGATGTCGTATGCCCGTCTTCAGTGCAATACCATCCACTCACAATATCTTTATCCATCAATACCAATTGATAGAATTTTTCAGTATTGAATACAATATCACTATCAATCCATAATTGATAATCATAATTCAATTTGCCATCCCAAGGAAGTTGATCAGGTCCACGCAAAACATTCGCACCTAAACATTTGCATCTTGCAAAGTTTACCATCGATGAATAATCCTGCGAAATCTGAATCGACCCTCCTGCTTGAACAATGTCAAAACATAATTGAACAAAATTCTTCAAATACGTATAGGATACTCCGCGACCTGGAAGACAAAATACAATCGACTTCCCACGAATCATTTCCCTCGCTTTGTCATAATCCCATTCTTCATTGTTCGTTGATGGGGCAGGGGCTTTCGCTTTTACTGTAAATCCTTTAGCCATAAGAAAGTAACGTTACATCAGTAATCATACAACACTATGTAGAAGGTGTCAATCGATCATTCCTCACGGACTTCAGTAATGACAATACAGTCTCCTTCTACTTCCATGTTTACTACAGTGCCCTCATACCACCCATACTCACTTAGAATCCACTCAGGAATCGTTACATAATACTCCCCAGTTATTGGATCGACCTCTACAGTCGTAAAATTTTTGTCCGGATTTTTTTGCATCGAAGGTATTTGTGTTTCCATTTTTGTTTTATATAGAAAAACTGTGAGTTAGACTTTGAATCTTATAAAGAGCTCGTGATCGTAACACTTTATAGATTAGGGTAGTTATGGGGTTTTATATACGGGGGGGCAAACCGCCTAACGCGCCCCGCCGACGCGCCCCCACAACGGGGGGCACTGCCGATCCACTAACACACAGGGCAGGGGGAGGGTGTCCCCCCACTCCTATCAGGCGGCAGCGAAGAACTCAGGGAAGTCCTTAGCGATGCGGCGGACCTGGTTATCGGTCTCCCACTGGACCATGTCGGGGCGGGAAGCGTCCAACACTTGGAAGCGGCAGACCTTCTGGTCCACACTATCGGCAGAGTGACCCGACAGGGGGAAACGGTTGAGGAAGGCGGCGACGATGGTTTGACGGTCACCACCACAGGCAACGTAGGTTTGAGCGATGAACTCAACCT